GAGAATCTGGAAAATGCAGTACGGGCGTACATAGCTATGCGTGAAGTGCCAATAGATCTGGTCACTAGCATGTCTGCTTACGACTGCTATTCGGGTACTGAATACGTTGTGACACATGTCTAAATACGTACATCTCCATACCCATACAGAGTATAGCGTGCTAGATGGCTTGGCACGTATACCCGATCTGGTGCAGAAGGCGCATGACGATGGACAAACTGCACTCGCAATTACAGATCATGGCCGCATGTCTGGAGTTCCTGAGTTTTACCAGGCATGCCGAAAGAATGATGTTCGGCCTATTGTTGGACAAGAATTCTATCTTTGCAATGACTGCTCTGACCGCACCCGCACAATTGACCCGGAAACTGGGAAAAAGGAGGGTCCACGGCGGCACCATCTGGTACTCCTGGCTAGAGACAGACGTGGGTATGAGATACTCTGCGAGCTTAGCAGTACCGCGAACGATCCCAGCCACTTTTATTACAAGCCTCGTGTTGATTACGGTACGCTGGAAGCAATACCGAGGAAAGACAGACGCCATCTTATTGCCAGCTCAACTTGTCTCAATGGGCCAATCCCACAGCTCATCCTCGCTAACAAAAACAGGTCTGCGCTAGAGCTGGCACAATACTTCAGAGAACTGTTTCCGTACTTCTATCTGGAACTGCAACGGCACGACTACAACCTCAGAAACCAGGATGACAGAAGAGCCAACGACGCCCAGGAAAAAGTCAACGACAAGCTCATTAGCTGGCACGAAAAGTACGGATTCCCTATCGTTATCACCAATGACAGCCACTATGTTGAGCCAGCACATCATTCAATACACGACCTTTGGCTGGCTTGCCAGACGGTTTCTCTCTGGAGAGATGCAACTAGGTTTCGCTTTGACGGGTCAGGATATCATCTCAAGACAACGAAGGAAATGCGAACACTCTGGTCTGACCAGCCGGAGGTATGGCGAGCTAGCCAACGCACTATACAGCAGTTCACTGGAGACATACTACTCAGTATCCCAGAACTGGAGCAACGTAGCTGGCACATCCCTATTGCTCCAAGAGAAAATACGGAAGTATCATCTGCTGATTTTGTGCGCAGTCTTTGCAATAAGAGGTTGCGACTGCTGGAGAAACGTGGTGGGTTGGCCGCGGATATTCAGGTATACAGGGATCGGCTACAGTACGAGCTTGGAGTCATCTTCGACTGTAAGTTCGAAGAAGAGTTTCTTATCGTACGGGACTACATTGATTGGGCTAGGTCTAGGGGTATTCGTGTTGGTCCTGGCCGAGGCTCTATGGCAGGGGTACTCGCCGCCTTTCTTATGGGCATTGTCGACGTGGACCCTGTTCGCTTCGGCCTTATGTTTGAGCGCGCTCTTAATCCGGCTCGTCCATCCCTTCCTGATTTCGATGTGGACTTTCCTCACAGCAGGCTTGACGAAGTAGTAAAGTACCTGCTGGACAGATACAACAAGGCACCATATCAGGCTCAACGGGTAGGAACGTTTGGACGTGGTGGCCCGAGAAGCACAGTGCAGCGCATCTTAGGCGCACTAGGCTTCCCGCGCAATGAGCAATTTGCGGCAAGTAAGTCTTTGCCGGACGCAGCACTTATCGTCAACCTGAAGGCAAGCGGAGACCTTAAGGAGCTGCTTCAAGACGAGCATCTGCACCCCGTGCTAAAAGGGGCAATGGTTAGCTACCCCAACTTCTACGAGTGGGCTACCAATATTCAAGACCTCATTACAGGTGAAGGTAAACATGCGGCTGGCATAGTTATTGCAGACCAAACCTTCAACTTGCGCCAGCTAGTGCCCACGATGATGGTAGGCCGTGGACAAGGCAGAGGTCAACAGGCAGTAGTAACTCAGTATGATATGGATGGTCTCAAACGGTTGGGTGTAGTGAAGTTTGATATCCTGAGTCTCACCACGCTGGATGTCATACAAGATTGCATCGACCTCATAGGAGAAGATCCATTTGAGGGCATGTACGAGTATGAAGATCAGGCCGTTTGGGATACTCTTAACAAGGGAGCATGCTCAGGGGTATTTCAGGTTGAGGGCGGTACTTCGCGGCAAGTCGTACGAGATCTGCAAATTCGGAGCTTTGAGGACCTCATTGCTGTCATGGCCCTCGGGCGCGGTGGTGCTAACCAATTCGTCGGACCATATAGAGAAGGTCGTGACGGTGCAACTGTTGAGCTACGTAGACGACTCCCCGACAAGAGACTCCGACGTATACTCCCTAAAGGGGTTGTCCTCTATCAAGAGCAGGTCATGGAGATTGGTCTACAGATTGGAGGGTTCGACCACCACCTAGTGGACGAGCTCAAGGAAGCAATCAAATACAAGAAAGGTGATATATGGGACGAACTCAAGCCACTTTTCTTCAATGGGGGCGAACTCTACGACAAGCTCAGTGGCAAGTCCAAGGGAGCAGCTACGGGCGCTCTAAACAACGGGTGCAGCCTAGAAGTAGCAACCCAGATATGGGAGATGATATTCGCTTACAGGGGCTACGGGTTCAACCGTGCGCACAGCACGGCATACGCCATGATTGCGTACCAGACAGCGTGGTTGAAGACATACTATCCAGCTGAGTTCTTCTGCACATTACTCAGTTACGCCAACAAGGAAGACTACCCGGTATATATCGACGAAGCGAAGATGTTCTTCGGACTGCACTTCCTTCCACCAGACGTAAACAAGTCAGGTTCAGGTTTTGTCGTGGAAGGTAAACGTGGCATCCGTTACGGTCTGACTGCTATAAAAGGGGTAGGTGCAGCCGCCTGCACTGAGTTAGTGGAGAACAGGCCGTTCAATTCGGAAGACCATTTGAGAGCGACGGTAACCAAGAGGAGATGCAATGTAAGAGTCGTTGAACTGCTACGTCGGGTTGGTGCATTTGAAAGCATTGGTACACCTGGCGACGAGGACCGAGGGCAAACGGAGTTGGAACTGCTAGGGACATATGTAACCAGTCATCCAATAGATCAATACCGCAAAATGCTCGACCGCAAGATCCGCCGGCCATTGAACCTCAAAGCGCTTACTTCATCTCAGGATAAATGGTGTTGGTTTGGTGGGCAAGTCGACCGAGTACGAGAGATAACCACGAAGAATGGTTACCCTATGGCATTTGTCCAGGTCAAATACGAAGGGGTAGGTACCTGGGACGTTGTTGTGTTTCCAAAGTATTGGGAGCAACATGGTCCACATCTTTTCAAAGGAAGAGTTGTTCTTATGTATGGCAAGCGGCAAGTCAGTAGGAACAGCATCATCTTTGAAGATGCCAAATACCCGATTCCAGTGTAATGGAGATACTGATGATTAACTTCTTGAAAAGTCGAGCTGAACCGCTGCATCGATGCTTCACTTGTCTGGAGCCTCGTACTGCGCACCAGCTACGAAAGGTTGTGTATGAGGTCGAAGTCTGTCACCACTGCGCCACCACAACTAGCGGAAGTGCAGACGATATTGCAGAAGAGATTCGGGAAGCAAGTGCTCTTCCGCGCATCGGACCCGAAGTTCCAGATTCGGAGGATCTCGACCGGCATACTAACGTTAGATTTCCTTTTGGGTGGTGGAATCGCTCTAGGGAGAATAACGGAGTTTTACGGCCAGTATGCAGCCCTGAAGAGTCATGCCTTGTACAGGACGATAGCGCTAGCACAGGCAGCGGGACGCAACTGCGCCTTGATGGATGCGGAGCATAGCTTCGATCCCGTGCATGCAGCTCGCCTTGGTGTAGACCTGGAAAGCCTGTACATGGTTGGCGAGCTGGAAGTAGGTGAAGAGATCATCGATGTGGGCGAGGCACTAATACGCTCAGGGAGCTTCGACCTACTAGGGGTGGACAGTATAGCCGCACTGGTACCCAAAGATGAGCTAGAGGAGTCCGCAGAAGCTTCCCAAATGGGTAAAATGGGTAAGCTAACCAGCAAGATGGCGCGTAAGTGGAATGCCGTAAATTCTGGTGGCACAGCGGTCGTCTTGATAAACCAGGTCAGGGAGAACGTAGGTGTCCACTATGGCAACCCCGAGAAACCAGTGGGAGGACGTGCATTCGGATTCTTCGCTTCTCAACGAGTCGACTTCCGAAAGGGTGAAGCTATCAAAGGAAAAACCCGCAAGGTTGAAAACGGCAAGGTCGTTGAGAAGGATGGTACTGTTGGGCGGGTGGTCCGAGTACGCGTCGAAAAGGACAAGACTGGTGCGAACGCGGAAAGGGACGGTACCTTCCGCTATCTATTCGCTTTACGTGCGGTGGATAGATACAGCGAGCTGCTCCAACTAGGCTTGGAAGTTGGTGCGGTAGAACAGACTGGCCTCAGGTACACAACCAAATGGACACAACCTATGATGCGTACTGCATTCCTCAACTTGCTGGAGCGAGACGTCAAGATAGCAACCCGCTTGGAAGCAGCGGTGAAAGTGCTGGCGCATAGTGGCGACTGAAATCAAGCAGCATGGTACTACTAGCGACTGGAACTGGAGTACTAGAACTGCTGTTCCACCTACCAGCAAGAGTCTGCAGACTGATACTAGTGGTTGGGATGTTGCTACAGTCATCAATATAACCGCCATTGACAACAACAACGTAGACCGGACATCTGGTATAAACTTGCTCCGGGCTGGCGATATCGTACGTGTGGAGCATTTCCAAGACAGTACACGGTTTGCAACGTTTACTGTAACTGGTCCACCAGTAGACAACTCTGGATACTTCGCAGTGCCCGTCACGCCACTAGCTCAGGGCGGCACCATACCTGGCAACAATACCCAACTCTATGTAACAGCATCATCGTGGCTTCCACCAGATACAGCACCTACTCCCAATCCTGGCTACATGTCGGTGATGCTTCAGTTGCAGCCCAACATCACTGAAGGAATGGCAAGCGACTTGCAGGAGTATCTGTGTGACTATCTGTTCACGGTCACGCATCTGGTCAACTACGTGAGTTTGTCGGCAAACGTCGGTGGTGTTATAATTACTGATGAGGAAGAAATAACGCCCGTAAGTAAGGGCGATTTAGTACCACCACCAGCAGGAGGATAAATGGCGAAAGAAGAACGTAGTGTAGGCGATGAGGCAGAAGAGTTCCTACGCAATCTGGTTGGGACGCACGAAAGTGACCAGGTAGGCCAGGGATTAGACGACCTTGCCAAAATGTTCTACACCTACTTTCAGAAATTACAGGAATCGGGATTTCACTACAGCAAGGCATTTGTCCTGACGCGGGATTGGCATGGTATGTGGTGGACAACCAAATTCAACCACGAGATGATGCATATGCACCCGACGCAGGAAGATGAGCCGACCTAAGTGGGCAGACAAGCCCACTAAGGACAACAAGAAGCACGAGGAGAATTGGGCTAAAGCACGCGGTGGGCGTGCTCAGCCCTCGTCTGGTAGATTTTGGCACGCCAAGATGGACGTCAAGGATGAAGAGCTATTAACCGACAACAAGCAAACAGAGCGTTTATCCTTCTCCATTCGCGTAGCAGATTGGAAGGCACTCCAGGCGGCAGCGGCAAAGGAGGGCCTAGCCCCTTGCCTCCAGATTACTTTCCTCCAGACGCATGGAAGCCCAATCAATCTGGTGGTGTTACCAGCCGACATGGTGACTCGCCAAAATCTGACACGAACATAGGTATGCATGATATGCAAGGTCAGTCGGTCGGTCCGTCCATCCCTCCTATCTGTCATGTATGTGAGATCGCGATCATGCCCGGGAGTGACCACAGTACGGTGATCGGACATTTCACTGCGATAAAAGCTTTCGTCAAGCTGTTGCAGGATGATCTGGAACAGTCTCGCATGCAGGACTTCCAGCACCCTACGCGACAGGAGCTTATGACAGCTATGCTCGATATGGAAGAACAATTCAACAAGCTGGCTCAGTACTCGGATATCCTTGCAGAGCAAATACGGAAGCTTCTGCATGCTAAAGTGTAGGCATGGCTGGTTGGCATAGGCACGCTAATATGAAGTGTGTAGAGTGCGGGGTGATAGTCTACCCGATAGCTACGTGCATTATGTCGTCTGGACCAACTGGCTGTAGACTACGCGATACTATCGTATGCAAGGAGTGCTATGGAAGCAAGAGCGTTCCAGATCCAGGGCGACCTCCAAGATATAACAACCCTCAAGTGGGTGTATCTGTTGCCCAGGAACATGCCAGCGGGGCTACGCAGCCAGTGGATTCAAGAGATGTACGCCACGTATCATCGATTGATGTTCATTACCAAACGGAAGGTGTGGTTCAAGACCAAGGTAACCAAGACGGAAGACCGCATAGTGTTGGTCCCAAGTCCGCATTTGTTGAGCAGATGCGACCGAATGTTCCTCAAGAAGAAAGGGTTCCCAGTGAAGGCTAACGGCTGCAATAGGGATTCCTGCAGACAGTGTAGAGACAGTGCCTGGTTTTGACATCAAACAGTACCTGAAGAACAGGCGTGATCCGGATAAGGTACTGACATCACTGGTAGACCAGTTTCTGATCACGCAAGACCTTGGTAACTTTACCAAGTCTGAGGCGCTGTTTGCTGCCAAACTCTTGATGGCGCGTAACCAACCGCGCCAGAAGACTTACTTCAGCCCATCTGGTTCCAAGCGCTGCTTACGTGAACAGATGCTTGCCATCAACGGTATGGAAGGACGTCTGGACGACAACCCCCATACCAATAGCTTGTTCGATGACGGACACTGGCGACACCTTAGATGGCATACGATATTTCTACGAATGCAGCGGCATGGGTACCTAAAGGTACACGCGCAAGAGGAAATGGTGGAGTATCTACCCTGGTACGTGGCTGGAACACCTGACGACGTAATTGAGATAGATGGGGAAGTTTACGTCGTCGATGTAAAGGGTGCCAATGATGCCATCTTCAAAGAGATAGCACGTACCAAGAAACTGCCAGATCATCTACAGGGGTATAACTGGCAGATACACAACTACATGCAGGCGCTCCACATCAACAAGGCTATCTTGTGGTTTGAGAACAAGAACACGCAAGAGTACTTTGAGCTGCCCGTGCATCGGGATATGGCTTTGATCAATCAGCTACGTGCTCAGTACAAAGTCTTGCGCCAGCACCGCAAAGAAGGTACGTTACCTCCACATGGTTGTACCATGGATGATAAGGGTCACGTCCAACCCGGAGACAGAATGTTTGCCAATTGCAGGCAAAATCTGAACTGTCTGCGTCTTACTCAAGCTGGTAGCTAGAACGTCCAAGCCTGTATACTGTAGGTACACATGGTAAAGCTGGAGATGTGGCAAAAGAGGCACTGGTTGCTTCTCCACAAAGCACGCCTGAAGTGGGAAGCAAAGAACCCAGGTAAGTCCCACCCTACATTAGACCCGTTTGAAACACAGATAAGCAGATATACCTGTTCTCTGTGTGGTGAGCGCAAGTATTACAGGACGAACGGCTCGGACAAAGACTTACCTCAGTATCATCGTATAGGTAAGCGCACACTAATACTCTGTCACAGTTGTTGGCACCTAAAGGGTATCTATAAGAAACATGCCAACCCGAAATCCCTGGAGGGGAACGAAGGATGTAGATACTGCCACCTCAAGGCAGCATCGCGTCTATATAGTAGAAAATTTGCTCAACGGCAAGAAGTACGTAGGGATAACGAGAACGTCTTTGGCGAGACGTTTGCGACAACACAGCCAAGCCAACTCTCCTCTAGGAATGGAACTGCGAGAGCACGGAAAACAGGCGTTCGTCGTAAGGGTGCTTTTGCTGGTAGATGACATTCGTACTGCGGCGCTGGTAGAAACCAGACTTATCAGACATTATGGAACCATCAGGCATGGCTATAATGTGAGTCCTGGTAGGGCAGGTAGCCAGAGAACAAACATTATCTCTCAAGAAGTTGCACAGGCGATCGTAGACCTACGCAACCGTGGTTATTCGTGTGCTAAACTTGCTAGGGTGTTTGGGGTGCAAAGAGGCACTATAGACAGAGTGCTTGCCGATACCCAAGAGTTTGTGATAAAGCATGTGCAGAGAGATATTGTAAGGAAGATGCTATGGCAACCAAACCTGTTCTGAAAAGACCTGCTGTATACCCGACTGGTGGTTGGGCGCAGTTGAATCTCCAGCAAAGTACTCGTGGGATCCATATAAAAGGAGTGAATGAAGACGAAATTATCCTTACCCAACAGGATAAAGATCGTCTGAATCAAGCCCAATTGATGGGCAGTCGTAGAGGATTTGTGGTGGCGTTGGTCTGCCCTAGATGTGGTAGTATAGTACAGACTCATCGCGGCAATGATCTGCCGGATGGCATGGTAGCAAAGTGTTCCAAGCCAGAATGCCCGAAAGTCTGGCTCGATGCCGACTAAAAACCACACTAATCTTGCGGCAGTAGCACCACTGACGCCACGTATGATCCAAAGCCTGGAAATGGTGGTGCCAAGAGCAGAACTGCTCGAAACACTGGCACGCCTCAGTATACCATTTCCAGCCCAGATGCCGGATATCACCAAAGACGATGCCTTTCCTACCGATATCACAATGGTGCAGCCACGTGAGCTAAGAGCACTACAGTCATATTGGGCGGCGCAGTTTGCTCGTGTCAATGCTTTGCTCGGCATAACCAGGGGTGAGAAGAAAGCCGCAGAGCGCAGACTAGACCGAGCTAAGAAAAGGCTTTTTCGTATATTTGCCCCAGAGCGCAGCAGTAAGATCTACGTTGACGCTATACACGGTAAGGTTCAGGCCAGTAAGCGCATTGCGGGTATGGAACGCGAATTGGATAACCTTATCGTACTCGAAGAAGCGTTGGATGCGTTAACGAAAGATTTCCAGATGTATGTAAACGCGCTAGATAGAGAGAGTATGTGGCGCATGGCAGAGATGCGGATTAGTTCAGGACGAGGCGGCGGTACCTAGCTCACTAGATGCTCAGCGGTTGCTCAACGTGGGGATTGCGCTGGATTAGCCGTGACAGCTATAGTGGGTGCATGGTACTTACTAGCTTGGCGAGCCTGGCATTAGCTACGGAGAGACAGGTTGATGAACACCTGAAAGAGGCGTTCAATCTCAACGTTCTGGGTGTAGTAGAAGACAGCGGTGCTACTGTAGAAGCACTGGTAGTGTGCTCGCGTATAAACGCGGCTATTATCCTGCTATCGCAGTTTCAAAACTCGGTAATGAATCGCTGTAACGGCACGTAGTCAGTGTGCGCGTGCTTGTGGCATGCGAGTTCTCGGGTCATGTCCGCGATGCATTCGCTGCTCGCGGGCATTTTGCTGTGTCATGTGATTTACAGCGTAGTGAGAGCAACCCTGGCTACCACTACCGTGGAGACGTACGGGACATACTCCACGACGGCTGGGACATCATGATCGCACACCCACCCTGCACGTACCTGGCTATATCGGGAGCGGTGTGGTACCGTGCTCCTGGACGCAAGGCGCTTACACGCGAAGCGCTAGAGTTTGTGCGTGTGCTTATGGATGCACCCATATATCGTATCTGTATCGAGAACCCTGTGGGTCTCATAAGCACACGCATAAGACTGCCAGACCAGATGATCCATCCCTGGCAGTACGGCCACACAGAACGCAAGAAGACACACCTGTGGCTCAAGCACCTACCCCTGTTGAGACCAACCAAGTATGTGCCACATCGTCTGCACACGCGCCGTCTGGACAACGTATCTAGTATAGACCGTGGCAAGATACGCAGCATCACCTTCCCTGGTATTGCAGCCGCGATGGCTGAGCAGTGGGGTGTGCTAGATGTTTGAATTGGAGGACCGTATCCTGGAACATGGCAAGTACACGTTGCCAACAGACGGCATGAGCCGCACTTGTAAAGTCTGCAATAGACCCTGTTTCATACTACTCACACACTATCAGGGTATACGGGTTAGCCCGAAGCGCTGCCTTGGGTGTGTAATCAAATTCCCACCAGATGGAGTGGCACTGACTTTCAATGACTACACCCGCAAGCGACCCTGGATCCAGCGCAAGCAACGTTACCATCAGTGGGGCCTCATGGCCCAAACCGCTAGAGAAGATGTGTGGACCTGCGTGCATTGTCGCACCACTCTACATTCTCCTAAACTTGGAATCCCGGCGAGCGCTGGATGCCCTGAAGGGGTTGCCCAACGTCTTAGGGGAACATTCTGGGCACACAACCGTTTACCTAGTGTTGAGTGTCCCCTCTGCGATGGAAGGGCGTCTCTTCTTCGAGTACCACGGATTATGGAAAGACGGCCTTCTTCAAAGTTCTTTCCATGGACTTGCAAATCCTGCTTTGTATCACCCGGATTGGTCAAGTGATGGTGTGGACAAGAAAAGGCTCAAGAAAAGCCTGGGGGCAAACAAAGGAAAACGAAATAAGAAAGATAGGGGAGGAGCTCCCGTACAAGCTGGTAGCGATACGCAGCAGTCAGAGCAGGTCGATACTGGACAACATATGGGTGGGACGCAAGCTTTACGCATTCCAAGTGAAGAGGACCGACTCGCTTGGTGGTTTCGGGAGCGTACGTAGTATACTCCGCGGTATAAAAGACGTTGTGCAAGTCCCAGACAGTGTAGGCATATGCGCTGTCTACCATCGCAGAACCGTAGGCCGCAGGGGGAAATACCTGTACTGGCGAATCTTCATGTACGAAGAAGATTACCAGAAGCTACGGAGATGGGCAGGTGTCCTGGCAGATAAGTAGTTGCTTCGATTGCAAGCTGCTACGAGAACGCCAGGGTGGTGGCTTCTACTGTCCTAGTTATCGCATAGCCCTGAGCTATGACATAGCCCGGACTGTAAACGACTGCGAACGCAAAGTACCGTTTGAAGAGCGTAAATCTGGGCGTGATAAAACACTGGATGATTTGTATCAACAGTGCTGTGAGTATGCTGCTCTGGTGCTAGGTCCATTTACTGCCAAGGAGCTGGTACTCATTACTCAGTTCCAGAACAAAAACAGTCTGTGGCAGATGCTCGAGTCCCTCGTAAGGCAGGGTAGACTGAACAAGGGCAAGATGTCTATAGCCAACAGATACGGGCACGTATATAGATCTAATGTGTATTTCCCAGTGTGGCGGCGGGATGGTCCACCAAGTACAATGTAGGTGTAAGGCAACACAAGCATGAAAGAAAGCAAAGCAAGCACTTGGAGCTTTGATGCAGACGGCGTAAATGATTATTACGCCGGAGTGATTGAAGTTCTGCTGTCAAAAGGTACCGAGATTTCTCCCAAGGGTAAGCGCACGATAGAGCTACACCCTACCACCGTTCTCATGCATCAGCCGCGTAAGAGACTGATGAGTTGTCATGGTAGAGTGCTTAATCTGCCGTTTGCACTGACTGAGGCAATGCAGATTATCACGGGCCAGAACGACGCGCAAGCATTGGCATTCTACAATAGCGGCATCATTGGCATCCAGGGTGATGGCCCAAGAGGTACCCCGCATTGGGAACTAGGAGTGACCAGATTCAATGCGGCATACGGTGAAAGACTGCGGCACTTCGATCTGACCAGTGTGGTGGTTGACCAGCTTGAGCATGTAATTGAGACACTCAAGCGTGACCCTGACAGCAGACAAGCAAGTATTGTCCTAAGCCACCCGCTGTACGACAACTATTCGGTGGAAACAAACGACAGAGCTTGCAACGTCTATGCACACCCCATGATTAGAGATGGCAAACTGGACTGGATGCAGATTATCCGCAGTAATGACGCCGTCTGGGGTATCCCGTACAACATGGTTCAGTGGTCGCATTTGCAGGAATGGGTAGCTGCTACACTAGATGTGCCAGTGGGGCATATGTTCATAGTGCAAGATAGCTTTCACGTCTATGCAGACAAGTTTGCAGAGGCAAAGAGAGTAGCGCCGTTCGATATCTACCAGTATGTGCATGCGGCACCCATGAGAGCCAGTCCAGATATTGCTAACGAGATTATGATTGCAGAACGGCAAGTGCGGGCTGGTATGGAGATAGACCTGAAGAAACTGGAACAGGTTGTGGGTACATACTGGACGGACGTCATAGCAACATTGCTCAGTTACAGGGCTTGGAAGCGCGGCTTTGACGACATGGCATTTGACCTGCTCCCAGATTACCACGAATTCAGGGCGCTTATGCTACGCATGTATTGCCAGTACCGCTGGAACAAACTGCGTACGACGTTTGGTGACATCCTAGATGCAGCACACCTGGAGCTTAGTACAATGGGCATACCCCACGAGGAGATTAGCAAATGGCTAGGAACACAGCAAGCTCATTCCTGAAGACCATCGAACAGTCTAGCAAGGATATGCGTGCCATAGTGGAAGCACTGCGTATCTTTGGCTACATCAACGAGATCGAGTATTCTGAGTTGAATACTGAGCTGACGATATTGTCAACTGAGCTTGTGCGGGCTGATGGCGCTGAAACCATTGAGCTAGCGCGGCGGCTAGACGAGCATGGTCTCAAGCCATTGAATATGCACGGCGAGGAAGACCCTGCAGATATCCCAGGTATGATTCCCAGGGAATACTAGTGCCTACGTATACCGTGGACGTTATCAGTTTCCTCATGGGTGTTATTGCAGGGGCGATCCTCATATTCGCGTTGGTAGCTCTAGTAAGAATCACTAGAGACTAATTCCACTGCAAGCTGCCTATTTGCCAACTGGAAGCCTGCCGTTGTATACTGCCCTTTGTATGGCAACAAAAAGGTGCCAGCAAGGAGACAGCACATGGTGATGGTGCGTAAGAAGAGGCGGGTCCCTGTGGACGATGAGCCAGAAGAGGCCCCGCCGAGCAACGGCAAAATCGTCGTTGCCAGAACAATTAGCAGGGACGATGTGCCCAAAGGACGTGCGCCTGGGTCACGTAACCCGGAGTACGAGAAGCTGGTACGCAGGCTTATTCGGCTAGAGCAAGCCGAGAAGGCCGTGGTCATTCCCGTTGCCAGCAAGTCGGAGAAGGTCAAAATCCGCGAAGGTGTGCGCAAGCCACTACGGGTACGCGGCTACGACCTGACTGCCGTCACGGACTACGATGACGAGCTTGGCGAAATCCTCATGCTGTTTGCTACCAGGCGTGATACGGAAGAGCCAGATGAGGAGGACGAAGAGGTAGCTGAGGTCGAAGAGGAAGACGAGGAGGACGAAGAGGTCCCCGTTCGAAGGAAAGTGAAACGTGGCTAAACTACGCGACCTTGAGAAGAAGTACGAGAAGCTCCAGGCTAAGGCAGAGAAGGTCCAGAAGAAGCTGGTGAAAGCACGGGACAAGCAAACGGCCAGTGCTAACGGTAGTCTCAGCAACACCGCATCACCACGATAAGTCAGTCCTGGAGAGTTGGCTCCAGGACCAGGTAGTTCTCTATCCACTCTCTACTCTGTCTCGGCGGCCACTAACGCGGGACTACATCTTGGATGTGACCGCCGAGATACGCGCCAGTGTAGATAGAATTTGGCCGGGAAGTAGGATATTCTTCCTGGTAACTGGACATGCTTACTTCAACGTGGTAGCTGTTCAGGCTCTACGGCAAAGACTAGGGTACCCCTTCGTCATCCTGGTGTATAATGAGCAGGGTGGGTTTGAGCCGTTCCCAACGAACTTCGTCTTTGACATGCCATTGAGTTCTTAGTGGGGTTGCCGCTGGGATAGTCCAGCAGCCATACTTTGGCTAGGCACTTTGTGGTGCCGCACTTGTACAACTAAATAAAGGAGACCTATGCAGATAGGTAGCAAGCCTGATGAGCGCCTGTTTATAGGCAGGGAGGGTGGTGACACTTTCCTGGTGCTGGACTTTGGCGAGCGTAAGCTGCACTTGTATAAAACAGTGGAGACACTGATGAATCCAAGCGCAGAAACGGTTGCAGAGCACGCTGATGAGCCGTATTTCTGGCCCAATAACACGGGTATGATGAGCGTCTTGTCCAGGGTGAATAGCTGCGCTTTTGCAGGGACGGAGACAGCCGACGAAATTGTAGAGATTATCGAAGATTTGGAGGCTGCACTGGACCCTGTGTATTAGTGGACCACGGCGAAGCGACAATTATCGGGCTTGTACTGATAGCGTTCATCATCTATATCATCAGGTTCGTACCTGTAGACGTGGATGAAGCCAAGAACACGCGTCACAAAGCTGCTCAGTTCCGCAGTTCAGTTCCAACCCCCCTTGCCAAAGGGAACAGGGGATTGCTAAACTGTGCTGTGGCCGCCGCCAACTTACCTACACATAAGCGCAATGCACAAGAGCTTGCGGCTGACGTGGCAGGAGCTAAGCGGGTGATTGCTACACACGTGGTAGCTGAGAAGCTAGAGAGGTGTTCGCCAGAGTGCAAGGTACACACCGTCATCGCTGGTATGGTGCGTGACCGTAGGGCACTGAAGAGATTGGGTAAATGACCAGCCTTTCGAAGGAGAATTAGCGGGCATTATGGCCGAAGCAAAGAGCAAGAGCAAGGCACAGGTGGTCTGCACGCTGTGTGACAAGCCAATCACCACTGGCAAGCCAGTGATTATCGACGACGACCCGTTCCACGCCGATTGCGCCAAAGCAATGGAGCAGTCCAGCGGTGCGACCGAGGTTGAGGACGAGGAGGATGACGAGGTAGAGGAAGACACCGATGGGGAGGACGAAGGCGACGAAGATGAGGAGGACGAGGAGGAGGACGAAGAGCCTGCCCCCAAGCGCCCCGCCAAGGTCGTTGCAAAGGCCCCCGCGAAGACGGCCAAGCGCGTCGTAGCCGAAGAGGATGACGACGACGAAGACGAGGACGAAGAGGAAGAGGAAGAGGTCGTCGCTAAGCCCGCAGCCAAGAAAGCGGCTGCACCTGCAAAGAAAGCAGCGCCAGTCAAGGCTCGCCGCGTTGTCGAAGAGGAAGACGACGAAGACGAGGATGACGAGGACGAGGCTGATGAAGAGGATGAGGAAGAGGAAGAGGTGGTGGTGCGCAAGCCCGTCGCCAAGGCCGCGACCAAGACCGCTGTCAAGGCCAAGCCTGTCGCCAAGCGTGCGGCTGCTGACGAGGACGACGAGTACGAGGAAGAGGACGAGCCCGAGGCGCGCCCCACCAAGGCCAAGACGGCGACTGCAACCAAGAAGCCCAAGGCTCCGGTCGAGGATACTTCAGGTTGGGGTAACCCTGCGACCTACGGCAGCAAACGGTACTTCGTGTACCAGGCGCTGAAAGAGGTGACCAAGTCGACCGTCGACCAGGCGGATGGTCCTGGCAAGCCCGAGAACGCTATTGCACGTGCGAAGCGCTTGCAGCGTGACTGGGCGAAGGACAACGGTAGCACCTTGTCCGAGAAGGACAAGAACTTCACCAGCATGAACATCGGGTGGATTTACAACCACGCGGCTGAGCTCAAGCTGGTGATGCGCCACAACCCGGAGGCGGGTACGTACCGCATCCTCAAGGCGACTGCTGCGGACGCCGACTAGTAGGGTGGGGGCAGGGACAGCACCCTGCCCCCTATTCCGTTTGCGCTTGCACAGGGACGTCTCCAGCAGCTACCATTAGGCAAGTATGTTTACATACGTTGGCCGCAGCAAGATGATGTTGACGCACGGGCAGGCACGTCAGCCCGTGGATGCTATTCTTTGGCATGAAGTACCAAGAGGGGGTGGCACCGACAGACACTTTTTCGTTCGACCCATTGAGAAACAACGCTATCACCTGCGTATAATAGTCGGCAATGTAACTACCACAGACCGCAGTGATGTGGGTAGGGGTGAAGTTTCACGTGCAGCCAAGCTGATGGGCATATACGTGATGGACTCACATTGGAGTGAAGTAGACGCACTGCGTTAGAGGGCAACATGATTGTAGATGTGCTATACCGTGCAGACGACGGCAAGCGTCACGGTTGGCGGGTTATGGTACGTGCTTCAGCACGCCCATACGTTATCACTGTCTGGGGAACACCAGAGCTCTTTGGTCTCACTAACGAGCGAGCGATAACGGAAGCGCTGTGTAGGAATAAGCCTATGTGTGCGCGTATCATAGTGATAATATGGTCCAAGTTCATGAAGGAGCGGAGGATACTGGTCGGGGAATGCAAGCACACACAGAAACACCGCCGTGCTATAGTTACCAAAGCAGCAGGGTGACTTGCCGACCACCCACTGTGGTTGAGACGGCCCGCTCCCTCTTTGCCCTCTTGGGAGCGGGCCTCTCTTAATGACTCACAGCAAGGTGCCTCCGCGGCT